TAGTACAGCATTACTATCAGCGTCTTTATCATCGTCAATGCGTGTAACGTAATGTCCGTCACAAATTACTCTAGTTTTAATGCTACTAGGTTGTTCAGTTTCAAATAGTTTTGCATTAACCCCTAGGCTAATTAAGTTTTCGAAAACAAGTCCAGCACCTCCAATTGTCCAAACTTCTTTTTGGTATTTTACAACAGGTACAGGAGCCTCAGGACTTAACCGTTCTGAAGTTCCGTATATATATTTGTCGACGATAACATCGCCTATTACTAAGACTTTTGACATAGTTAAATTATACTATCTTTTAAGTTAGTTGTCAAGTAGATTAATTGTTTGAAATACAGTTTCTAGTTTAGAAAGATTAACTCTACTTTGCAACGTATTACGTAGGCCTAAATGCAGAGGTTTAGGCCACTTACTAAAACTGCACCAAGCATACCCGGTATGTTCATTATTTAACTGTGGAATAAATTCTTCATTTATTACGCACAGATACGTGTGGAAATGAAAGTGTTCATCATTAGATACAAAGGTTTCTAACGGTAATGTTTTTTTAATATCTGGAATAAAGCCAATTTCTTCTTCTATTTCTCGTTGCAACCCTTCCCAAGGAGTTTCAATGCCTTCGTTTTTGCCGCCAACTAATCCCCATAGATCGGCTTTTTTACCACTACCTCTGAGTAAGAATAAAAATCTATTTGTATTAAGGGTGTAGAAGAGAGCTCCACTGCAAACAATATCGTTCATACAAATAATTATCTTAAAATACTATACGCCAGGTGCCGTCTGGATATTCACCTTCGAATGATAATACCCATTCAAATGTATCCCATTTGTATTGTATACTTGTATTTAAATTAGTGGTATATGTTATATCTGTTATTGGAGTTGTTTTATCAGAAGCGTTAAACACTATAACCCAATTAGTACCGTTCCATTCTACTATGTCATTTTCACTAGCAATAAAGTCGGTTCCGTCTGCATGTTTCCAGGCGTCAGCACCGTCGACATTAACTGAGTTTCCTATTGCTCCTAGTAATAAAATTCTATTACCAGCTGTTCTTAAAGTAGTTGGGTTTGTTTTTGTAGGATCAAGAATATAGTCAATTTTTGTTTTATCTTGAAGTGTACTAGATATAATAGAATCGCTTGGTAAACTGTCCTCGTCCCAGTTAACTACAGCCTTACTAGCATCTAAAGGATCAACTGCAAATGTACCTATAATATCATTAGTAAGGTCGTCTCTAGATAATCTTATTTGAGATAGTCCTGTTCTAAAGTTACCAGGTATTGCAGTTAAATATGTGTCCCATGCAACATTGCCAACAATTCCTTTTTGTACTAGTTGTAGTACACTGTTTAATACTAATAGGTTATAATTATTGTGAGATATTCCTATAACTATATCAGCAGTTCCTCGTTTAATTCTGCCAGTTTGTGCAATATTAGTTACTTCTCCTGTCGGAGCAACTGCAATTCTTCCATGTACGTCTAAGTTATCGGTTGATAGTTCCGACATAAGTGAATCTTGACTTTCAAAGTCTGATGATAGTTCCGCAGCTAATTGGTTGCCAAAGCTATCAAATAGTTTATGCGGATTAATGTTGTTAATATTACCAGTTTCGTCAAAAATACTTGTAATGATATTTGTAATAACGCCTAGCCTTTTTACTTTAACGGGCGGTGATATATAAATTGGTGTCTTAAACGAAAGAGTAGCAACGTCAATGTCTGAATCAATTCCTACTGGAATTGTTCTACTACTAAATGAAATAGAATCTAAGTTAACAGTACTTAAACTAGTCCAATCGATATAGTTGTCAGTAGTTTGTATTTCTAAACTAGGATTAAACAACATTAATATTTGTTCTAAAATTTGTAACTTTTGATCAGTATTTGTTGACCAAATATCTACATTAACACTAAGTTCATAAGGTGTAGGCATAAGTCGTTCAACTGTATAGTTTTTTCCTGACTCGTTTAGATATTCTTTTCCCTGTGCATCGTAAGCACGTTCTCTAACGTTTACTTTACTAATATAACTAGCATCTGCAAGCATTGCAGTATTCATTTCAAGACCAGTAACATATATGCCCATTCTAGGAGCACTTGGTATTTTATTTTCTGAACCTTCTTTAATGATACTGCCAACTTGTCGAGTAATGTCTCCATACATTACTGGCACTACTACTAGTTTTTTCTTACTATCTTCATAAGAAAAATTACTCATTAACCTAACCATCTGAGTTAGATATCTTCTTATTTGCCCGTCATAAAAATGTTGCGCCATTAGTTATCTGCCTTAGCTTTAAGTGCTTTAGAAAGACTTTGTCTTTCCGTTACTGATTCGCCTGCAATGGTATTAGCAGTTGTGTTATTAATAAACCCGCCTTTTTGTGTAGGTTTAGTATTTGTGTTTGATAATGACACACGTACTGAGTCTTCTAATTTAACCCAACGAGTGCCGTCATATTTAAATAGTCTATTAGGCAAAAAGTCTGTCCTTAAAAAATAATCGTGTGTTGATGGTTCGCTTGGAAAACTAATACCGTGTCCAAAAGTTTCACCGTTTGGCGGTAGACCATCTCCCAACAAGTATCCTTGGTATCCAGTTTTTGTTGGAGGAACCATAACCTTGTCAACATTAATGCCGTCTGATGCATCAAGTGTAGCCGAATCAACCGTTACTAATTCAGTGTCGCCATTTTCGTCAGTTGTTAAAGTAAATAAATGACTAGTATCATATCCACTTTTTGCAGCATCGGCTTCGGCCTGTGCAACTACTGCATTATTAATTTGCATTTCTGTTTCGTATGTAGACAATAAGTCTCTTAAAGTATTTCCACCTGGAGCATCTTCTTCTGCCGGTAAATCGAGGATTTCTTTAAATTCTTGACTATCTATTATTTGTTTTAATTTTAATCTGTATAAATGCGGATACCAAGTTTGCGTAAAACCTTCACTTGCACGGTTAACATCTTCAACTACATAGAATCGTTTAAGTGCAACTGCATAATCATTAAGTGCATATTCATCTTTTAAATGCGGTAGCTCAATAACATCTCCGGACATAATTTTTCGTCCTAATGTCTTTACACTACTTCTAATATGAATAGTAAGCATTAACGTGTCATTTTGTAAAAATAATCCAAACTGACTAAGATCAAAATCTACGTCTTGAACATTGTATATACCTCGCATAGTATATACGTCAGAATCATATTTCCTATCTCTATTTTCTAAAAATAGCAAATCCTGTATGTTGGTTTCTTTTACTACATCATAATGAGGCTGATCAGCTGTAGCATCTTCAGCATCTGGGTTATCAGGCCCTAGGTATTTGTGGATGAATAAATCAGTTCCACCAACAGTAAACATCTCTAGAATCTGTCTATCTAGGAATTCAAAATCTTTGCCCCGTTCGGGCTTATATAAACTAAGTCTCGGCATGCAAGTATTTATCGTAACGATAAATACTACGAGGAGAACTTTATGGCCGATCTACAAACACAAAGACAAGAAGTATTTGATTACGTGCATACAATGCTAGGCGGAGGTATGATCGACGTAGAACTTGATCCAATACACTATAACACTGCATTAGACAAAGCGTTATCAAGATTTAGACAACGCTCTGATAACTCAGTTGAAGAATCTTATGTATTCTTGCCCACAGTAGTTGATCAAAACGATTACGTTCTTCCTAACGAAGTAATTGAAGTAAGAAAAATACACAGACGTTCTATTGGTTCTAGAAGCGGAGGCGGCGAAGGCGGATCAATGTTTGAACCGTTTAACCTAGCTTATACTAATACATATTTACTAACAAGCTCAAACATGGGCGGATTAGCAACTTACGAATTATTTGCTGGATATCAGGAAATGGTTGGTCGTATGTTTGGATCATATATAGAATTTAAATGGAATACTGCAAATAAAAAACTTACATTATTGCAGAGACCTCGTGCAGAGGAAGACCTGTTATTACTTTGTTATAACTATAGGCCAAATAGTGAATTACTTAAAGATTACTTAACTGTACAATGGTTAAAAGATTATACTTTAGCTACTTGTAAATTTATGCTAGGCGAAGCTCGTAGTAAAT